AAAAAAAACAAACCAACCAAAAAAAACAAACCAACCAAAAAAAACAAACCAACCAAAAAAAACAAACCAACCAAAAAAAACAAACCAACCAAAAAGAATATAAAAAAACACTAAGACTATTAATAGGTAGTGTTACTACACACCTGCTTTGTTAGCACAGTTGGTAGTGCGTTCGGCTGTTAACCGAAAGGTCATAGGTTCGAGTCCTATATAAAGCGAAAAATGAAACCCCCCCACGAATTTCATTTCCAGGCAATCCATTGCCTAGAAATGCAAGACCATCGTTTCCAAACACCAAAAAAGGTATACGGATAATATAGAATACAAAATAATGATCAAGAATAAGAATCAGAATCAGAATAAACCCCAGGACAAAGACAAAAAGAAAAAGGAATTGCAAATCATTGGTGAAGGAGGCTACGGATGTGTCTTTCGACCGGAGATACGTTGTAATACACTACGACCCGGGGACAGCACCTACGTATCCAAAGTCCAATTGGCCAGCAGCGTCTCAGATTCAGAAATCAAAATCGGCAAAATCATTCAAACCATTCCCAATTACCCCTTTTATTTTGCACCTATTTTAGAAAATTGTCCATTGTCGATCAAAACCGTCCAAACCTACAAAATGGATCAAATGTGCGAAGAAATCGACAAGGAAATAAAACAACCCAACACCACAAGCCAGTCGCCCTTTGTATCCAACAAAATCCAATACATCGGCAAAACCGATTTGGGCGATTATATAAACGAATTATTACTGATCTGCACACAACAATTGAATATCGAATGCAAAAAGCGATCCAGTTGGCATCAATATATGAAGAAACACGTTTACTCACATTTGTATGTTTTGCGAGGTATCCAAAAATTATCGGAAAAGGGAATCGCCCATTTGGACATCAAGTCCAACAACATCATGTACCACAAAAAAAACAACGCCTTTATATTCATCGACTATGGATTTTCCACAATAAGAAGCGATCTGGAAGCTTCCGTATACGAAACACGAGCCAATAGACCCTTTGGCATATTAACTGACAACTACATACCGTGGTGCATAGATATTATGCTGTTATCCTACATTGCCCGTCAAATCAAAATGGACGCCCCCTCGTCTTCCTATGTCGACCCCGAAAAATTCAACGCCAAACCGTCCGCATCCGCATTCGACGAAATGAAACAGCTCTGTTCCAAATACGTAGTCAATTCATTGGATACATTGTGCACCGAAAAAGAACAGCGAGAATTCGCCGAAAAACTAGTCAAATGGATGCAAGGTTTTGCGGGAAAAACCTACAAGGAAATATGGACGAAACTGTTGGCCAACTACAACACGTGGGACAATTACAGCATTTGCGCGATGTACCTCTATGAATGGCTGGTCATTGGAATCTTCAAAGAAGTGGAATCTCTAGAAAAAGCAGACGAAACGAATATTATGGTTTTGTACATACGCATCATCAAGTCTGTTTTGCTATCCGTTCCAGACAAACGCGACGACCCCGCCAAGACATTCGCGGCCATCGTCAAATTGTTCAGCAAAATCAAAAAATCGCAATACGAATCTATGGTGAATCAATTTAGTAAAATCGTATCCTCCCCCGAACACATTGAAAAAATCAAGAGAGCACACGAAGAACGGAAAATCCAAGACCAACAAATCGAAGACAAAATGAAAAAAAAAAAATAATCCCCCCCCCAACGCTCCAAAACGTCGATTGTTCCCTTTTGTCCATAAAATATCAAAAAGGAACGAACTCACGATTCATTCGAATTCAAATGTTTGGCTGTTTTATTCCGTACGGGTTCAACCAATCGAACCTTTTTTTTGGTGCGCGGATAAGATCCCGCCTTTTTCAAAATCGATGTCATCGTAGTATTCGTCGGCGTATCTGAAAAATCGCCAGAAGAAACCAAGACCAACGGACGAAAGACAATCCAGAGCATATTCAACCGATGAAATACGGCAATCGTGGAAGGAATGCGAATCGTCTCCGGAAAATGATGTGATTTGAAAAACCCGTCCACCAAAGATTCATACTGCTGGACCCAATTTCCCTGATGGAGATCGACAATGTATGACAAAATATCCGTCATTTTGTACCTTTGCGAATTGCGTATTTTGCGGTTTTCAATGAGATTCAACAGCCGGACATCGGTGTACAAACTAAAACTCGGATCCGTCACACTATCCAACGGCTCTTTTATAGTATCCACCGCATCAACCTCGTTCATCTCATTCAAATAGACACAAGACACCCGAATCTGATCCACCAGTTCCGGTTCGGGTACACTATGGGTCTGAATCGTCTGATAAAATTCATTGGTCCACGATAAATTCAAATCTTCTTCGTCTAAACTCATTTACACCAACACAACATTTCTTTTTACAAGAAAAAACGTATAGCGTTGGACCCCAACACAGCCCCTCATCTACGGTCCATCACCATCTTCCAAAACCAAGGCTCTTGATAAATAAGCTTGATGTTTTTCCCCTCTTGCAATCTTTGCACTATTTTCTTCACCTTTTCCGTGGTAGCATTCCACACAATTGAAAATCGAACCCGTTTGTAGTTTGGCTCATTGTACAACGCAAACTCTTGGATCCGCAAAATATTTCCAAAAGAAGACAGTTTTTCTTGAATATACGCCAACGGAATTTGATGTTCAATGCGCGGAATACAAATGTCAGCGTAGACTGGCGGAACTTGCTCCAGATTACGCGTTTTGTGATACTTGGGAATGATAAAGTCCATTTTATACTTGTCTGTGCTACCCTCCAGACAGAAAACGAGACAATTCAACTTTTACACCGGATTGGAACAATCCCCCAACAAAGTTGAAAAACGACCCCCTCTACCAAGAATTCCAACCAATCGAACCACAAATCATCCACCCTATTCAACTCGAAATGGCAACCGACGAATCCGACACGCCCACCGTAAAAAAATCGTCCAAGAGTGTGCGCCGGCAAAACTACAAAACCAACGAAGAAATACGCGAATATTACACAAAACACAAATGTATGTTGATGACCACGCGGTTCAACAATGAAACGTGGTCGGAAAACACATCGTATAGAAACAAACACGAGAAATACGGCTGCATTTATCCCACCCCCGAACAAACCAATGCCGGTATAGATACCAATACCCTACTCTTCATCATCGAAATGAACAACGAATCCAATCGTATAATGGGAATAGGTATGGTAAAGAATACTGTTTTGGTGAAAAAACATCGAGTTTATAGCAATGAAAACTACAACCGATACGCCTACATCGGAAAACATCGCATCGATCGACAATCAATGAAAGAAGACGAAATCAAATACATCCAAGATTTGGAAACAATGTGTTTCAAAGGCGCCCGACACTTGAAACGACTGCAGGGAATCAAGGCATTCCCAATGGATCGTCTGTACGAGTACAAGTGTGAAAAACAAATTGATATGGTGGAGTGCATCATTCAAATGTTCAAAGATCGAATGTAGAACAAAAAAATGATTCGATCAAAAGAAGAATAAACCAAGAGTATATATATAGGTAAAAACCAAAATCGAAATCGAAATCCAAAATGAATATCTATAATATCGATTCCTACACAGATGCCGAATTACTACAAATGTTGGATTTGAACCATCCCACCGATCGCGAATTGGAAGCCAAGATTATACAAAACATCAACAAATATCAAACCAATACAACCCCAGAAGCACAATCTCTAGCTGATTTCTTTGAAAAAGTCTATGACCGTTTTTTTCAACCTGAAAGCAGTGGTCAAGAAGAATATGACAACGAAGACGACGACAAAGAACCCTATGATGATACAAGCTCAGAGGCATCACTTGAAGGATTCCAAAATCAAACTTCCTCGCCCTCGAATTCTACACAAACTCCATCTACGTCGAATAACTCCACGGCACCCGCACCCGCAGCCACAGAAAAGGTCGTTGATGCAAAAATTGCCCAAACCACCGCAATTGCCAATGTACCCGGACAATTGAATCCACTATTGAAGGAAAGCCAGAAAAAAATGATTCACGTAGACAGCCAATTTCGAGACAAAAAATTGTTTCCAAAAAGCACCAGTTTTGACATTATTTTTACTGAAAACCTGACAAATGTATTGACGATTCGATTGCATTCCGTTATTATTCCCTATACGTGGTACAATGTAGGCGCAGCACCCGAATCCAAGAAATTCCAATTACTTGGCAACAGTCCCGGAATCAATAATGTATACAATTTTACTTTTAACATACCGGGAGGAACCTACGACGCAAATGGAATTGCCAACTCCATCAATAATTCGATCAAACAAGTCGCCGCGAACAATACCGATGTCAATTTTGGATCAACCGCCATTCAATACAATCCAACATTGTCCAAGATGACGTTGACATTGGATGTGCAAAACGTCTACACGGAATGCAACTACAGCGTCTATTTTCCTCCAGGGACAACCCCCATGAGAGAATTCTTGGGATATGAAAACCATGATTATTCTCTCGATACCATCTACTCCAACGACTATCACTCCAAAATGGCCACCGGGTATACTGTACCTCCCGGAAATACCATTCCCACCACAAATCCCAACGTATTCAATCCGAAAACATCTTACGACATCATTGCCAACAATCCCGAAGAAAATATCCAAGGCAACAATTATTTCACAATTTACAATTACGACGGAACCAATCCCTTTGACTTAGAAACCTCCACCATTTACGACACCCTAACCATTTCCTTTTTCACAACCTCGGGACGACATACACGCGAAACCATTATGAATAATATTAACAATGCAATAAAAAACAACTCTCAACTCACCGCCAATTCTTCACTAAACTTATTGGATCTGGTGATGATCAACAATGACGGCTCTACCACAATGTACCAAAAATACGAATTGATCGTGGAATTAAACCGATTCACAACAAAAAAACGGCCGGGAATGAAACAGATTGTGATATTTCCAGACGAAGGAAGTTTGCCGAGTCGTTTATGGATGGGTTCATCGTCCTGCTTTATGTTTGATCGAAATGACACCGTAAGAACGTGCAACAACATCCTATCCGAAAAGCCAATCGACACCTCGACCATCAATATTAATTCTTCACCCTACATTTTACTAATATGTGGAGCAGAAGGTTATGATAATTCGTATAACCAATTTCGAATCAATATACCCAATTCGGTTCAAAGTGGATATCAAGGAGGATGCAATATGAATCAATATGTAGGCGTATACGACGATACCAAACAATATTTGAACTCAGTAGTCAATCGTGCCATTTCCCAGTATTTTGCGGCACAAAATATCAATGGATATGTCGATATAGAGGTATACCTCGATCAAGATGATTCGCGCATTCACTTTTACGCGGATATCCAGATCAATTTCGACCAAACGCGATATGTTCTGGATTTGACCAACCATTTTCTCTGCAAAACATTTGGACTTCCTGCAATCATCGACATCACCGACCCCCAGCAAAATATATTCAATGTACCCATTACACAGTCAGCACCCTACATCGTAAACGATAGCAACAATATACTGATTTTACGAGCCAAACCGGGGGCGGGAAATGAATCCGTTCCAGTATATATTTTGCAGTTTTCCAATGGACTATATACCCAAACCGACTTGATCGAAATGGTCAATGGAGTGTTTGCTTCTATTCAGGGATATTCCGATTATGCTGGAACCCGATTGTATGGAATCAATCTCGCACAATGCAATGTGAGCATTCGCCAAACCCCCACACCGACAATGACATTTACCTACATCGTGTCTAGCGAATTGACCGAAGTCGACTATCGCGTGGAATTCGACGACGTAACACCCGTATTAATGAGTCATCCAAAAGCAAACAAACTGACCCTTTCCGACAAGTCCGCCTATTTCGTGAAATCCGTCTATTTCGTGGATGCCGTTTACAATCCGAAAACGTCGTGGAACAAGTATTTGGGGTTTGCCTATTCTTCCTATGTTTTCAAGGACAATCCGGGAAAAAAGAAAACAAATCGACTCACTTCGAACAACAATACATACAACGCAACTGATGACGGTGGAATGGTCAATGCCGAAAAACTACCCGTGACGTCGACCATCAATATACTCGCCGGACAAAATATGTTTTACTTACTCCCCCAGACCGGTATCAAGGGATTGTATGATGTCAGCGGGACCAATATCATAAAAATAACGGTTCCTCCCAAAAGTTACAACGTATACACCTTGCATCTGGCCATACAAAACCAGTTCAAGGCCAATCCATTGACGAAAAATAGCAAAGTGATTACCTATTACGACGACCCCGGAAAAGAATACAGTTTGATGAAAATCACCGTCGAGCGCATTTATTCCGCCAAAGATTACGTATTGAAGTTTTACGACGAACACGCAGCGGCACTCACTCAATACGAATCAACCAGCACATCATCCGGAAGAGTATTCAAACCGACTACGTGGAATCAGACCATCGGGTGGCAAATGGGATATCGTACTTCCGACAATTACAACCTAGCTCCCACCTCCATCACCCGAATCAGAGATATTTCCAATAATTATTATACATACGATGGATCGACAAATATAGTCACCTTGACCTCTGACACACCATTGACAATGTTTTTGTACAATAATTTTTATATCAAAATCGACGATTTTGTACCCAACCGCCTGAACGATGGACTGGTGAACGTAACCACACCACCCGCCGACAAAAAACTGCCCGAATATACGTCGAAAAAACTCATACGATCGGATCCGTTTGGAAACCAAATCATCTCGGTAAAAAACGCGGCAAATCCCAATACCAATTTGACGGGTAATCAATTGGCCACTGCAACTACTGACTTGCGGGAAGAACAGGCCTTGGACTTGAATTTATTTTCAAGCACGCCGTATATGAAAGATTTGTTTGCCGTCGTACCCTTGAAATTAGCCGGTTTACAACCGGGACAAACGTTTGCAGAATTCGGTGGTACCTTGCAGGATAACAATCGTCTTTATTTTGGACCCGTCACCTTGAAAAAAATGTCGATTCAATTGGTAAACGATCTTGGTGAAGTCGTGGATTTAAATGGATTGGACTGGTCATTCACAATAATATGCGAATACCTGTATTCAATGTCCAGCCGCGAAATCAAATAACCGACCGAAAAAGAAAACCCATTCGAATAATGTATTTGTGGTATATATAGAGCAAAATGTCTCTTGCCACATTGAAACGAAAGACACAGACCAAATATAATAATATGAGCGTTTCTCGCCCCCAATTTTCATTGAACGGCGGATATCGCAACCAAGGATACATCGGACAATCGACACAATCCCGTTTTACTTCGCGCACATTGATGGTGGGAACCGCCATTCGTGGAAATGGCGGATGCTGTGGACGGTACCGGATACGCCCCATCGTACAATCGTCGGTTTTTACCACAGAGAATAATCAGGTGATCAAACCTTCCGTCTTGGACAGCTATGGTCGTATTGCTCTGCGCTATCGATGGATTCGCCGACCCCAACCTTTTGCTACTGTGAAACCCGATATTAACCAAGGACTGAATATACAGAGCAACTACATCAATTATCGGAAAAACCTGGCCATCAACGCGACGGCGACGGTTGCCCAAAACAACTTGTGTGGTCCTCCCGCGCAACCGAATATTAACCGTGGATCGTGCCGATCTGTTCCACGAATCTTTCGATCGAGAATCAATACACCGCAATCCTTTAGCCGAACCAATTGTGTATTCAATAATAAAATCAACCGCGCAAACTTGTTCAAAAATAACTTTTTGAATCAATCACTCTACATTGAACGCAAGTCAAATGCGTGTGTGCAACAAAACGACCAGAAATTCTTACGGTTTCGCAGAATGAATGCATCCTATTTCACCAGTTGTTAAGGTCTATCTGCGGTTTTGTAGCCTCCTTCGGACGGCTACAAAACCTCGGGTAGCCTATATCCTTTTCGTGGATAAATATATTTATCCACGAATAGAGATTAAGGTCTATTCTCCAGACGATTTATTGCCCGGAAAAGTCAAAAATTCCCTGACCGTGTACGGTCAGGGAATTTTTAAATCCGTAGTTCTCCAAATTGTACTTATTCAAGATTAGGGTGTTTTGGATGTGGGTGCGGATGCTTTGGATGTGGGTGCGGATGCTTCGGATGCGGGTGCGGATGCTTCGGATGCGGGTGCAGATACTTCAGTTGCGGGTGCGGATGAGTGTGTGGGTGTGGGTGCGGTTTCTCCAGTTGCGGTTGCGGTTGCGGTTGCGGGTGCGGTTGCG